ACCTTTCTGAAGAACTTTGTACAACTGTGCTTTGATATGGTACAGAATGGAATGAGTATTCAGATCAGTCAAGACTATTCATCAATGGTTAACTTTGCACGATGTAAGTGTTTAGGTGCTAATGTATTGCGTGGACCTAATCAGATTCCATGGGATGGTAAGTTAGAGTATGATTATCAATTGTGGATTGATAGTGACATTGTATTTTCTACAGAGAAGTTCTGGCAGTTGTGTGATATGGCACTTGCAGAGGATGGAAGTGAGAGAGAGATTGTTGGTGGATGGTATGCCACAGAGGATGGAGTTACTACATCAGTAGCACATTGGTTAGAGGAAGAAGAGTTCCGTACCAATGGTGGAGTCATGAACCATGAAACAGTGGAATCAATCAGTAAGCGGCGTAAGCCATTCACTGTAGACTACACAGGTTTTGGGTGGGTGCTCATTAAGAAGGGAGTCTTTGAGAATCTAGAGTATCCATGGTTTGCACCAAAGATGCAAGTTTTTGAGAGTGGTAAGGTACAGGATATGTGTGGCGAGGATGTGTCGTTCTGTTTAGATGCAAAGGAAGAAGGGTTTGATATTTGGTGTGATCCACGTATCAGAGTTGGTCACGAAAAAACTCGCGTTATTTAAGAGGTAAATTATGGCAGTTCGGAAATCATTATCAGGTACAGAGTTTGTGGAGTCGCATCCAAAGAACACTCGTCAAGGGAGCGGTAAACATACAAAGTACGCCGCGTCGTCTCGTAATGGAGCAAAGAAGCGTTATCGTGGGCAAGGTAAATAGTCATAGTTGTTAACTAAACTATGCCTTGTTTGATTGCGAATTTACCTTCGTATGAAGTTTGGGTAAGAAAAGAATATCTCACTGATCATCAAAGTGGTCATGGTGAATTTGTAAAGGGCGTCTGGGTATCGGTTAAGTCGATACCTGGGCGTGCTTTTTATTTTGAGACCTATTTACCTGAATATGCAGCAATGTATGATAAGCTGCCTATAAGCGCGTTTGTAGCGTCTCCAGAGGTGCCTAAACCTGATATGCCACTCCATAACCTACAGTTCTGGAATTGTATGGATTATGGCGTAACTGTAGTGCAGAAACAATTCATTGGTAGTATGCACTATGAATGTTATACAAGAGATTATGGACCACAAACTGGGACATATATTTGTACAATTGATAATTATCATCAAGATCCTGATGCAGTTGACTATGCAACAAGTGAAAATCCATCGGAACATAAGTCACATAATCTAATTGAACTAGATAATGGACAGTTTGCATTATATCCAAACAATAGAACACGAATTTATGACAATAGTTTAACACCTGAGGAACCAAAGATCCCAGATTTTAAGGTTTCGACTGTATATTATCAAGTTGAGAATGGTCATGACCGTGATGGACTTGGAAATGATGAAAATTATTTCTGGAAAACTGCAAAAGAACGTAAAGATTTAGAAAATTTACCTGAAATCCCCGATTTTTAAGAAAATGACCGATTTTTTAGACAATTTAGCAAATGATCAGCATCAAAAGATGCTTCGTGAAATTGCAAACGATGATTTAACACCTAAAAAGAAGGATAAAATCACTGAAACTGAATTATTTGAAGTAGAAACCAACCCAGAACCATTATATGAATAAAGTGATAAGAATTATCACTAAATTCCTTGATAAATAATACATAATTGCCCTATTGTTGTGCCTTTAGAGAGGATCAGTCAAGGTTTCAAAGATATTAGTATGACTTTTCAGAGTAATCCTCTGACGGGAGACTTAATTGCACTTAAAAATGAAAATGCAATTGCAAGATCGGTAAAAAATATCGTACTTACAGTTCCAGGTGAGAAACCTTTTGATCCAAGATTTGGATCTCGTATAACAGACTTACTTTTTGAGAATGTTGACGATATTACTGCAATTAATATTGAAACTGAGATCAGAAACTCAATTGAAAGATATGAACCAAGAGTTAAATTAACATCTGTAATAGTACAAGCTGATATAGATGGTAACTCTTTCGATGTTACAATTACATATGATATTATAGGTGCAGATATTCCAGCACAACAATTAGAATTCGTATTGCAACCCACAAGGTAAAATGCCACTAGTAAATTTTACAAATCTAGATTTTGAGGGTGTTAAGTCTGCATTGACAGAATACCTCAAATCAAATTCGAACTTCACAGACTATGACTTTGAAGGTTCGAACTTATCGTCTATTGTAGACCTGTTAGCATATAACACGTATATTACTTCGTATAATGCCAACATGGTGGCAAACGAAGTCTTTATTGATACTGCAACTCTTAGAGAAAATGTAGTTGCACTTGCAAGAAACATTGGATATACCCCCAGATCAAGAAAAGCAGCAACTTCTTCAATTTCCTTCTTTGTAGATACAACTAACATAACTCCCAAACCAGCGTCTCTAACCCTCCGTAAAGGGACTGTAGCAGCGTCTAATGGTCGGTTTGGTGGTACGTCAGGTGCATTCTGTATTTTAGATGATATAACCGTTCCTGTGATAAATGGAATTGCATCTTTTAATAATATTTCAATTTTTGAAGGATCAAGTTTAGTAAAGAATTTTACATATAGTGCTAGAAATCCACAACAAAAATTTGTTTTACCAAATGCGGGTATTGATACTGAATTACTGAGAGTAACCGTAAAAAATAATCAATCCTCTAGTGCATCTGTAACTTATACTTTGCAGGATAATTTATTTTATGCTGGATCTAGTTCCAAAATCTATTATCTCCAAGAAGTAGCCGACGAAAGATATGAATTATTCTTTGGTGATGGAGTTTTTGGTCAGCAACTTGAGGATCAGAATTACATAACAGTTTCTTATATCGTAACTAATGGTGATTCTGGAAACGGAATGAACCAGTTTAGATTTAATGGTAGGATAACATATACTAGAGATGGACAAGAATATACAGTTACTAATGGAATATCACTGCTAACTACTGATTATAGTTCTAGAGGTGGTGATTCAATCGAAGCAGTTGAGTCTGTTAGAAAATTTGCTCCAAAAATTTATTCCACTCAAAATCGAGCAGTAACTGCAGATGACTATGAAACTTTAGTTCCTTCAAAAATATATCCAGATACAGAATCTATTTCTGTTTTTGGTGGTGAGGAATTGGTTCCCCCACAATACGGGAAAGTTTTTATTAGTATAAAACCAAGATTTGGTGATTTCTTACCAAATCTACTAAAAGAAAGTATAAAATCAAAACTAAAAAAATATGCTGTTGCAGGTGTTGTACCTGAAATTTTAGATCTAAAATATCTTTATATTGAAGTAAACTCAAAAGTTTATTATAATACAAACCTAGCACCTTCATCTGCAGAAGTTTCTACAATTGTTTCTAATAATACAGCAAAATATGCAGACTCTACTGAGTTAAATAGATATGGTGCCAGATTTAAATATAGTAAATTCCTAAAAATAATTGATGATAGTCACCAATCTGTGACATCAAATATTACTCTTATCAATATGAGAAGAGATCTTAGGATTGTTCCAAATACATTTGCTGAATATCAAATTGGATTTGGAAATAAATTCCATATTAGAAGTAATGATGGATATAATATAAAATCTAGTGCATTTAGAGTATCTGGAATCCAAGAAAATGTTTATATAGGCGATATTCCAAGTTCTGATGGATTAACTGGATCTATATTTCTCTTCACCTTACCTAATGTTGGATCAGAAAATCCAACGATCTTAAGGTCTAATGTGGGGAGAGTTGATTATGTAAATGGTATAATAACAATTAATGCTATTAATATCTTAGGTGGAATGGAAAAAGATGGTCAGCAAGTAATTGAAATACAAGCGACTCCATCGTCAAATGACGTTGTTGGATTACAGGATCTTTATTTGCAACTAGATAATAGTAATAGCACATTCGAAATGGTTCCAGATCAAATTGCATCAGGAATTGACCCATCAGCTTCTACTTACACCGTATCATCTTCATACTCAAATGGAAACTTAGTTCGCCTTGGTGGAGCAGTTAATGTTGCAGAAACAACTCAGACTGCAACTCAGACTACTACAACCAATAGTTCTTTTACAGGAACAACGTCTTCCACAACTTCAACAACATCCTCTGGGGGATCTAGTGGTTCTACCGGCGGTGGCGGCGGTTATTAATTTAGAGATATAGAAAACAAATGTCAGAAACAAGAATCAAGTTCAGTAACATCGTTAAGAACCAACTTCCAACTTATGTTGAGAATGAGTTTCCTCTTATCTCTGAGTTTTTAAAGCAATATTATATTTCACAAGAATATAAAAGTGGATCTATTGATTTAATTCAAAATATTGATCAATATGTAAAACTTGATGAGCAAACTTCATTAAATTATGAAGTTAATCTGATTGAAGATGCTGATGAGTTTGCAACTACGATTAATATTGATTTATCAATAAATCCAAGAGGAACTGAACTATTTCCAGATTCTTATGGTCTGTTAAAAATTAATGATGAAGTAATAACATACACCGGAAAAACTGATTCGTCCTTTACTGGATGTATTAGAGGATTTAACGCAGTAACTTCATATCAATCAGATTCAAATCAAGGAGATCTTGTCTTTAGTTCTACTGAAGCAGCTGATCATAAAAAGGGTGATGTTGTAGAGAATTTAAGTTGTTTATTTCTCAAAGAATTTTTAAAGAAGACAAAAATTCAATTTTTACCTGGATTAACTGAAAGACCTTTATCTTCTAATTTAAATCAAAATTTATTCATAAAGCAATCAAAAGATTTTTATACTAGTAAAGGTACTGATCAGGCACATAAAATTTTATTTAAAGCACTTTATGGAGTAAATGTTGAAGTTGTAAAACCAAGAGATTATCTATTCACACCATCAAATTCAAACAATTTAGTTACATCTAATTTTTTAGTTGAGCAGGTTAGTGGTGATCCAAATTCTTTAGAAAATAAAACTATATTCCAAGGATCATCTAGTGAAACATACACTCCATTATATAATGTTGAGGAGATTAGCACCGTAGGTGGAAAAAAATATTATAAATTAGCATTTGATGGTGGATATAATAGAGACTCTAGGGTTCTTGGTGCAACTCAAGGAAGTTTTAAAATTGCACCAAAAACTCATATAATTGGAAATGTCTCCTCTGGGTCTACAGTTATTGATGTTGATTCAACAATAGGATTTCCAAATTCTGGAGAATTGGGAGTAAAGTATCCAAATTCAACTACTTCTAATACTGGCATAGTATCTTATACATCTAAAACTATAACTCAGTTTTTGGGATGCTCAAATATAGTTGATAGTATTATTGATGGAGATACTCTTGGCACTTTAGACTATGCATTTACAAAACCAGATAATGAAGTTGAAGTGCGTATAGGATCAGTTCTATCAGGGTTTTCAAAGCAAGATGGAATATTTGATTACAAACCTGGAGATAAGTTTCAAGTAAAAACTCTTGGAATCGAGAATCAATCGTTTAAGTTTAAAAATTGGTTATATAATAATTCTGTTAAATACTCTATTTCAAAAATAGAATTAATTGATAATGTCTCACCCAAAGTATATAAGTTAACTTTAAAAACGGAAAATTATTTAAGACTTGGTGATGATTTAACTATTACTTCATCAAATTCAATTAATTCTTTTGATGCTGTTATTACAGATATAATTTCATCAAAAGTAATAACAGTTAAAACTGTAGCAACTCTTGATACTGGATCAGGACATACTATAAGTAAAAAAATAAAAAAAGTAACTTCTGAATATTTTCCTACCGTTGAAAAGTTTCAATCAAATATTCAAAATGTTTATAAGAAAAAATATTCAAATTCTGCTTTAATTGCAGCAAGTTCTTTACCATCATATAATACCCAACCTTTAACTGTAGATAAAAAGAAAATCACTTTTAGTGGAACTTTTTCTGGTGAAACTTTTAATATAAACAATCATGGATATTATAGTGGAGAATCTATATACTATACTCCACAAAAAACTACCAAAAGTGTTGAGATTGGTGATGGAGAAACCTTTGAGGAATCTACTATCATATCATCTCTATTTGGTGGAGATACTGGTGGTGAAGGAATATACTACGTTTTAAGAGTTGATAATGATAATATTAAATTAGCAAAGTCTAATGCAAATCTATATGCATCACAATTTGTTTCCACAGAGACATCAACAACAGTTGTTGATAATATCATTGAGGATTCTATTTTAGTTGGAAAACAATTAGAATCTCAAAAACTTTATAGAGAAATTTCTGATCCAATCGACAATGATCTGGTAATTGAAACAGAACCTGGATCTACTGGTATTTTAATTAATGGTGTTGAAATTTTAAATTATAAGTCAAATGATTTAATTTATTATGGAAGACTAGAGGGAGTTGATGTAGTTTCCCCTGGATTTGGTTTTGATGTAATTAATCCACCAATTTTAAATGTAAAAGATCCTGTTGGTACTGGAGCAACTGGTTTTCTGGCAGTTAGTGGAAGTTTAAGAAATATACAAATTATTGATAGGGGATTTGACTTTACAGAGGTTCCTATAGTATCAATTACTGGTGGTAATGGATCTAATGCTAAAGCATCTGTCGTTACTAAATTAATTTCTCATTCTGTAGAATTCTTTTCAGATCCAAGTTCTGCAAGAGTTTCATTGGGTGCATCTTTATCTACAATCGGATTTTCAACATATCATAAATTTAGAGAAGGTGAGCAGGTTGTATATAAAACGAATTCTCAAAAAGCAGTTGGTGGACTATCAACTGATGCAACATATTTTGCTTCTATTGTAAATGCTACAACGGTTAAACTTCATAATAATATTGGAGATTCCTTATCTGGCATTAATACAGTTTCATTATCTTTCTTTGGTGAAGGTAAGCACCAATTAGAATGTACATCGAAAAAATCAGTAATTGATTCTATTAATATTGTTAATAGTGGATCTGGATATGAAAATAAAAAAAGATCTGTTGGTTCAGTAGGAATTAACACAGCATCAAATATTGTTACTATTGATAATCATGACTATAATTCTGGAGAAATTGTAAGATATTCTACTGGTTCTAGTTCTATTGAAGGATTATCAGATGGAAAAGACTATTATATAACATTAGTTGATGCTAATCAATTTAAACTGTCTGAAGTTGGAGCAATAAATGACAAGGATTTATTTTATAAAACTAAACAATATGTAGAATTAAAAAGTTCTGGATCTGGAACTCATCATTTTAATTATCCTCCAATTTCAGTATCTGTTAAAGGACCTGTTGGTATAGCAACTGTTACCGGAATTGAGCCAAGTGCTTACCAAAGCATTGTTCAACCAATTTTTACTGGAGAAGTAACTTCAGTTCATTTGGAAAATAAAGGTTCTGGATATGGAACTAATGATATTATCAACTTTAATAAACCACCACAAGTTTCTATTATTTCTGGAGTAAATGCTCAAGCAAAACCAATAGTATCTTCTGATGGAAAAATAATTGAAGTTATAGTAGAAAATGTTGGATCAAACTATACTTCTATTCCTAATATAGAATTATTGTCAGATTCTGGAATAGGTTGTGTTTTAACTCCTATTTTTGAAAATGGATTACTCAAAGAAATTATAGTTGTAGAACCTGGAACTGGGTATATTGTAGGAGAGACTGAAATATTAATAACTCCGACAGAAGAAGATATTAGTTTTGTACCAAAACTGCAGACATGGAGAATTAATTTATTTGACAAATTATATAATACAAATCAAATAAAAGATGATGATGTAATTTTAGGTGAATCTTCTAGTAAAAAATATGGATTGCAGTGTTATGGTTTATATGCACCTAGAGAATTAAGAAAAATGATTTACTCCATCGCAGAAGGTGGAGAAACTCTTTATGGTAAACCTGATTTAAAATTAGTAAACTCTCAAGAAACTGAGTTTACTAACCATTCCCCCATACTGGGTTGGGCATATGATGGAAATCCAATTTATGGTCCATATGGATATTCTAGAGTTGATGGTGGAGTTGTAACACTAATGAAGTCTAGCTATAGACTTAATCAAACACGTTCTTCAGGACCACCAACATCCATATATCCAATTGGAACATTTGTAGAAGATTTTGTTTATTATGAATCAGATGATGATACTTTTCTTGATCAGAATAATGGAAGATTTTGTGTAACTCCAGATTTCCCAAATGGAACTTATGCATATTTTACCACAATAAATGAAAACAATAATGAATCATCTGGAGTATTTAAAAATTATAGAATTCCAAAATTTCCATATGTTATTGGAAAAAATTATAATTCAACCCCAATAGATTTTAACTTTAAGGTATCTT